GAAAAAATGAAAGAGATGTATGAGGGTGAAAGAATCACGGCTCAGGAACCACGGAACATGGCTGACGGTGGACGGATCGGGTATGACGATGGTCAGTTAGTTAGGCCCACGGTTGACGGATCACGGGCAGGGTATGGTGGATATCCGCCAAGTCAGTTTGCAGATTATGGAAGCAGACACAAAGGTTTTAATCAATGGATAAAAGATAATAAGATTGATTTTAAAAATGCCACAAACAAAAGAGATGTTGTATTAAAATTTGAAAGATCACAAATAGCAAAGAATTATATAACTCCTAATGAATTAGCAAGAGTATTAACTGAAAATGGAAGTCCTTATGGAGATGTAAAAAATTTTGCAGATCAATTTAGAATTGCGTCTTTAAAAGAAGGTAAAGATAAAGTTCTTAATGCAAAAATTAAAAAAGCTAAAAAGTTAGTTAAAATAGTTGATAATGAGTTTGGAATTGAACGATCCTCTTTAAAAGATATTTATAAGGAGTTTGAAGTTCTTTCAACAAGACCTACTAAAGTTACTTTAGGAACAGGAAAATTCCCTGAAAGATATATTAAGATAGATAAAACTTTCAATAAAAAAATGAACACGGTTATTAAAGGATTAGATCAGGAGTTTGGTAAAGTTGGTTTTAGAGCTAATACAATTGATAATATATTTAGTTTATATGACGATGAAAAATTTATGACAGAATTAGCTAATTATAAAGGTGGAGAAGTTAACCCTAAATCTTATTTATTTAGAAAAGCATTTCAAAGTGGTGATAAGGCATATGCATTTATGCAATTAGGAAGAGTTTTAAAAGGAGAAATAGAGTTAGAAGGAATTAATTCCAATAAAAATACTGGGAATAAAATAATTAAGTCTATGGCTTTTGATTCCGTAGGTAAAAAATATGGCCATATGTGGAATGCATCCTATGAGTATGCTAAATTTAAACTAAATCCGTATTTAGGTAAGGATGTAAATTATCAAACTTTATCTAGAAGTATATCGCAGGCTTTTAAAGAAGCGGGTGTTACAGGAAAAAACATTGATGAAATTTTTCCATTAAGAACTGGACAATTTGGTGTAGGAAAAGGATCTAACGCGTATAGTAACTTTGTTCAATTTATAGATAAAGAAATCAATCAAGGAAAGAAGGTTGCCTTTGATAGAAATGCAACCACTCGTTATAATAAAATAATTGCCGCAAATAAATTAGGAAACAAAGTAAATCCAAAAACTAACTTGACCGGATATGAAGAAGTAACTACCCTAGTTAAAGAACATGATGCTGCTATTGAAGACTTTTATAAAAAAAACCCTAAGGCGAAAGGTAAAGTAAATTTAACTCAATTAAGATGGGATCCAAAAACAAATGAGTTTTTAAGTCCCAAAAAAGTTTTTGAATCTCAATATAAAGGTTCATATAAAACTATTCCAGAAAAAATAAGAAAAGGAATGGAAAAGTTTTATGGTAAAACTGGATTAAGCCTTGATCCTGGAACTACAAGAACTTTAGAAAAATCTGCTGCAGATGTTAAAGCTTTAACACAGGGTAAAGCATGGAACAAAGCTATCAACAGTTCTAAAGCTAAAATGTTAGCTAAAACTTTAGAACTTGCAGGGATAAAAGTTTGTAGTGGTCAATTAGTAAAAAAATCATCTGGTGGAAGAATAGGATTTGCTGAACCAGTGTGTGGAATGGAATATGCTAAACAGAACGAAGATGCTTTTATGAAAAAAGCTGGTCAGAATAAACTAGCAGCAGGCATGTTTAAATCAGGAGAAATAAGACCTTTTTTAATGCGGGCAAAGAACTGGGCGAAAAGTAATATGGGTCCTACTGGATGGATTGGTGGAGAACTTTTAGTCATAGGTCTTGGTACAGCATGGGATATGTCCCAAGGTAAGGGTTGGAAAGAAGCCATGGATAATTGGACAGGTCTAGGAGGACATTTTGGTAAAGCAGAAGAAAGACTGAGAGAAATTGGCATAGAGCAAGGATATAGTGAACAAGAAATTAATGATGCTATGAAGATTGGACAGTTAATGGATTTAAGTACTGAAGTAGAAGAAAAACAATGGGACCTAGATCAAATTCAAGAACAGCAAGATATTGGAGGAACGGCTAGAGTAAAATATGATCCTAGATTACCAGGAGCTTATAAACCTATACAAGGTCGTTATCAGGATCCAAAAAGAATAAGAGAATTAAAAGCAAAAGTACCAAAAATGTGGGAAGAAGGGACTGAGATTTATGAATCTTTAAAAGATTTTCCAACTTCAGAAGCTATTTACGGATCAATTACAGGAGCAAAGGAATTAGAAGAAAAGGAAAAGAAATCAAAAATTGTTGACTGGCTTACTCGCCATAAAATTTTACCTGAAAAAGATTGGATGGGTGATACTAGAGGTTATGCCTCTGGCGGTCTAACCAGAACCGTGGCCCGTGATTCGAGGCCCATGGAACAGGGGTTGCGTTCACTATATATTAATGATAAAGATTATTAGGAGTATAAATGGCAGACATAGATAAATCACTCCCTAACATTCGACACGAAGTTGCAATACCACCGGCGCAGGCACCAACCGATGTCGACATTACGGAGCAACGACAACCAGTAGAAGTAACACCTGATGAAGAAGGTGGTGCAACGGTTAATTTTGAACCAAGTGCCGTGAACCAGGCACAGTCAAACACGCACTTTGATAACCTAGCCGATATACTTCCAGAAACAGTTTTAGACCCAATTGGAATTCAGCTTCGAGGAAATTATACAGATTATAAAATGTCCAGAAAGGACTGGGAACAGTCCTACGTTAAAGGTCTGGATCTTTTAGGATTCAAGTATGATAATAGATCAGAACCATTTCAAGGAGCATCTGGTGCAACACACCCAGTGCTCGCTGAAGCTGTTACACAGTTTCAGGCATTAGCTTATAAAGAATTACTTCCTGCAGATGGTCCCGTTAGAACACAGATTTTAGGATTGTCCAATCCTGCAAAAGAAGCTCAGTCACAAAGAGTTAAAGATTTCATGAATTATCAACTCATGGATCAGATGAAGGAATATGAACCTGAATTTGATCAAATGTTATTTCATCTACCACTAAGTGGTTCTACTTTTAAAAAAGTATACTATGATGATTTATTAGGACGAGCTGTTTCAAAGTTCGTTCCTGCAGATGACCTCGTAGTTCCGTATACGGCTACCTCATTAGACGATGCGGAAGCGGTGGTCCATGTTATAAAAATTTCAGAAAATGATTTAAGAAAACAGCAAGTAAACGGTTTCTATACCGATATCGAATTGACAAAACCTGTATCAGACGTGAATGCTGATAAGGTAGAAGATAAAAAAAGAGAATTAGAAGGAACTACTAAAACAACTAGAGTTGAAAGTATGTACACGTTATTAGAGTGCCATACAAATCTTGATTTAGAAGGTTTCGAAGATGTTGGCCAAGACGGACAGCCAACTGGAATAAAATTACCTTACGTCGTAACAATCGAAGAAGGTAGTATGAAAGTTTTGTCTATCAGACGAAACTATGCGCCCAATGATCCATTAAGAAATAAAATCCAATATTTCGTCCACTTCAAGTTTCTGCCAGGACTAGGATTTTACGGCTTTGGACTCATTCATATGATTGGCGGATTGAGTAGAACGGCAACGTCTGCTCTCCGTCAATTATTAGACGCAGGTACTTTATCGAATTTACCAGCAGGATTTAAGCAACGAGGTGTCAGGGTTAAAGATGACGCTTCACCGATACAACCTGGAGAATTTAAAGATGTTGACACACCAGGTGGTAATCTAAGAGATGCATTTGTATTCTTACCATACAAGGAACCATCACAGACATTATTGCAGTTGATGGGAATTGTAGTTACAGCAGGACAGAGATTCGCGTCCATTGCTGACATGCAGGTCGGGGACGGGAACCAGCAGGCCGCTGTTGGTACGACTGTCGCCCTTTTAGAACGTGGTTCAAGGGTAATGTCAGCAATCCATAAAAGAGTATATTCAGCCCTAAGAAAAGAATTTAAACTACTTGCAAAAGTATTTGCACAGTATCTACCACCCGAATATCCATACGATGTTGTAGGTGGACAAAGAAATATTAAAGTTGCCGATTTTGATGATAAGGTAGATATCCTACCAATTGCTGATCCAAACATTTTTTCAATGTCGCAAAGATTGACATTGGCACAAACTGGATTGCAACTTGCAATGTCTAATCCACAAATGCATAATTTATACATGGCATTTAGAAAAATGTATGAAGCATTGGGTATAAAAGATATTGATAGAATTTTACCACCACCAGCACCGAACGCACCTAAAGATCCGTCTTTAGAACATATTGATTCTTTAGCTGGTAAACCTTTTCAGGCGTTTCCTGGTCAGGATCATAGAGCGCACGTTACTGCGCACTTGAATTTCATGTCAACTAACATGGTTAGAAACAATCCAACGGTTATGGCTGCCCTACAGAAAAATATTTTAGAGCATATCAGCTTAATGGCTCAGGAACAGGTACAATTAGAGTTCAGAGAACAGATTCAACAGTTACAAGTGCTACAACAACAAGCTGCAGTTAATCCGCAGGTACAACAACAGGTACAACAAATCACTCAACAGATAGAAGCACGAAAAGCAGTGTTGATTGCAGAAATGACTGAAGATTTTATGAAGGAAGAGAAGAAAATTACATCTCAATTTGATCATGATCCATTACTTAAACTTAAATCTAGAGAAGTTGATTTAAGAGCTATGGAAAATGAACGTAAGCAACAAGAAATGAAGAAAAGAACTGAAATTGATCAGGCTAAGTTAGTTCAAGGCCAAGATATTCATGAAGATAAGCTTGAACAGGATGAAGAATTAGCAGAATTACGTGCTGATACATCATTAGAGAAGCAAGAAATGGCAAATGAGAACAGATTAAGGCTTGCTAGAATGAAACCTAAAGGAGGCAACGGTGCCTCTAACAGATAAAGGTAAAAAAATACTTGGAAATATGAAAAAACAGTATGGTTCTGAAAAAGGAGAGAATGTTTTTTATGCTTCTGCAAATAAAGGTGTTATAACAGGTATTGAAAAACGAAAACATGCTTATAAGGGTGGTTTAATAAAAGGATTTCCCAAATTGGCAAAAATAATATAAAAGGAGGACATTATGGCATGGAATTATAAAAAAGCTACAGAAGTTAAAATTCCCGAGCAAAAAAAGATAGTTGATCCTAGATCTGCAACTAGCAGAGTAGTAAAAAACTATATTGCTAAGGGAGATGAAAATTCTGCTAAAGTAGCAAAAGCAAGACCAGCTAAAGTTAGGTGGTTCTAATATGTGGTTCAGCGCAATTAAACTTGCCTTAAATGCTGGCAGTCACATTTACAAAAAACGCCAAGAGTCCAAGATGGCTATGGCAGACGCACAATTTTTGCATGCGCAAAAACAAGCTCGAGGTGAGGAAGCTTACCAGGGAAAACTTTTAGAGGCCCGTCAAAACGACTACAAGGATGAATTTGTACTTTTGATCCTAAGCGCCCCCATAATCGTGCTCGCCTGGGGAGTCTTCAGTGACAATCCTGCCGCGATGGAGAAAGTAAAAATCTTCTTTGAACATTTTGCATCTCTTCCTACATGGTTTTCGACTTTATGGATACTTGTAGTTGGAAGTATTTTTGGTATAAAGGGAACTCAAATATTTCGTAATGGAGGGAAAAAATAATGG